GCCCTTCCCCATTTCTATGACGAGAAGGGGACAGGCACAGTAGTCAGGTATCAGGCCAAGTGGGACACCCAATGGTCCGATATGATCAAGAAATACGAGAGAGAGCAGCGTGGATGGAAGATCGTGAATCTATCCGTTGGCTCCAAAGCGAAAGAGTTCAAGGCAAGGGACTGGAGGCCGTACTATGCCAAAGTATGATATGCTTTGTGAGAATTGTGGGGTAATCGAGATCGAGCATTCTATACACGAAGATCACCCCGAGCTTCACGAATGTGAAGAAAACCATCTTGGCGTCGTTACATGCGGCGAGATGAAGGTTTATTTTGGCGGCGCGAGCAAGCCAGTAATCAAGTTTATATCCAGAAGAGGTGGTGGCGTCGATGACTGGGCGTCCAAGGTAGCAACAGGACCCCAGAACCCGACGAGTGAGGAAACAGACGTAGCTTATCGATAAGGAGGATTACCATGGTAGATGCAAGTAAAATGGATGAAAATCCAGCTCCTTCAGTCGAATTGACTGAGGCGCAACCAGGGCAGCCTGTAGAGGCGCCCGAAGCTCCCACGGAATTACCCGAGGGGGCAGAGCTTGAGGCGATGGGAGATGCCGGCGAGCTAGGCGTGGTCGAAGAGGCCACAGAAGGGAAGGATGGCAAAGTAGACGCGGAAGGGGCCGAGATCGTTGAGACCGACGCTCCCCAGAAGAAACGGGGACGCAAGCGAGCGGAGCCCAAGGCTGAGAAGCCTGAAGAGAAAGTGGATGAAGAGGAGACTTCGCCCCATGAGCCTGACGAGTCTTCCGAGGATGAGGCCGATCTAACGGTGCCAGAAGGTGATATACCGGGGATCGTGACCAAGCTGAGCAAGGACAAGTTCAAGAAATTGACTTCGGCCTGGCTCGGGAATGGTAAGCCTAATACTCTCACCGCTTTCGGCGTTATGTGGCTGGTCGTTGACGATGGTGCGAAATTCGTCAGCAAAGGCGCACCCGGAGCAATGGGTGACTACGGAAGCCTCAGCACAGGGTACGCAAAGGGGTAAACCCGACAGATGCCGAAGGTATACGAACTTACCGACGCCGACCGTCAGATCTTTCACAAATCGCGCCTTGATGGTGGTGATGCAAGGTATTTTACCGACTACTACATGAATGGATGGTTGTTTGACTTTAACATCGACCCTCCATGGCAGTTGGAAGCGCATCACGCCATTCAGACCGAACTCACTGTGATCGGCGGTTTCGGATCCGGTAAGACCGTTGCCTTCGGTATCTCGTACCTCATTCGCTGCGCCACTATTCCTTATTACAAGTTCCTGAACGTAGCTCCTGTGGCCTGGCAGTCTCGTCAGATGTTTGAGCCCATCGTTCAGATCCTGGAGAATACCCGCCTCAAGGAGTGGTTCATAGACATAGGTGGGAAGATCATCGAGCGTCCATTCCCGCAGATTCACATCTGCAATGACTACGTAGGCACATCTCAGATGCAATTCATGTCCGCAGACAAGCAGGGCGTGAAGATCCTGGCCTGGGAGGGCGATGCTGCCCACATAGATGAGGCTGGGCTACTGTTGGACCTCGAAGATACCGTAAGGAACCTTGGTACCCGTCTCAGGGGCACCTTGAGACACCGGGACCTATTCGACAAGGATAAAACAGTCACCAGAGCCCGCGAAGGCCGGCTTTCGATTACATCCAACGCATGGGAAGCTCCATACATGTGGTGGAGGGTCGAGCAGGGCGAGAGTATCCCCAGAGACTACTATGGGAAGATCATCTCCACATATTCTAATAAAAATCTAACAAAGAAACAGATCGAGGGCTTTAAGCGCAAGATCACCACAGACGAAGACCGTGCACGATGGCTCGAAGGGAAGCGCCCCGCAGGTATCGGAGACCAGTTCTCCACCGACATGATCGACAACTGCGAGGACGAAGGCCTCAATGCCATCATGGATATTCAGCGAGAAAATAAGGCAAAAGGCTTCAGAATAGAGACCGCAGAGAAGTGCGGTGTTAATATATGGGAGATGCCTGCGGAAGAAGGCAGGGCCTATGCTGTGCTCGGTGATCCCGGGCAGGGTAATCCTCCGTATCGCAATTCTCCATGCATAGGAGTGTTCGACATTACAGACTTCCCCCAGAAGGCAGCCGTTATGCGTGCATTCTGGTGGGGTTTTGGAAATGGGTCCTATCAGCCATTTGTATCTACAATGTATAGATACATGGCTTTGTACGAGAGCACCGATGGTGGGTTTGACTCCACCGGTACCCAGAAGATGATGGATGAGTTGGTTTTCGAGCGAGATGGACAGCTCATACAGGGTATGGACATGTCTGGCATGAAGCATGTGTATAATACTGCCCTGAAGCTGTTCATGGACAAGAGCCTGCTCAGGTTCCCGTATATACCGTCTCTGAGGTCCCAACTGGGTAACTACACCCTCCCGGACACGAAAATACCGCAGGACATCGTTGCGATGATGCAGTTAGTTGCCGGGCATTTGAGAAACTACTACTATAGGGATACTGACGATGAGGAAGAGATTGAAGAAGAAGATTGGGGTCCTTATGCTGAACAGCGGCGCTATGCTCGTGCGCAAGGCGACCGCTATGCTAGGAGTAACCCCAGGCCATGAGTACGAGCGTGGCGCAACGATGAATGCATCACCTGATATGCAAAGTGATGTCAACTACAGATGGCGCAGATTGCGCCATTAGCTTGCTTTTTTCAAAAGTTATCGTATACTATTGTTTGACTAGTACTGTGGTCATGCCCCCTGGGAGCATTATGAATGGCAAACATTTCATCGAGAGCACTTCGTTTAAATCGAAATCGTAACTTCCTGGTGGCGGAGGCGGAGATAGCAGATGATCTTCCTTCCGCGCTTGTTGATGAGTGGCGAGAGCAACTTGTCAAATACCAGAACTATTGGCAATGGATGGACGGCCAGGTGTGGGAAACTGTAGACATGCATGCCGGTGTGCAGGCAGGTCACGCACCACCCCTGTTGTTCCCGGTGCAGCTCAACCCCATATACACTGCATCGATCATCCATAGGAATACCTTATTCGGGGAAGTACCCGATACGGGAGTTCCCCTTGTGAAGCCCCGGGCCATCCCCAAGACACGTGGGGCAGGCGACCGTAAGACAGCTATAGAGAACGCCTCATTTGTCACAGACATCATTGACCAGATCATGTATCAGAGCAACTCAAGATCTACGATGATGGACGCAGGCTTTGTGTCACAGGCTCTTGGCGGTTCAGTATTCAAGGTTTCGTATGAACCCTGGAATAAGAACCTTACGCCTGGAGTGCCGATAGCAATCAGGCAGATTGAACCTGAGTTTTTCCTGCCTATTTACAGCTCCATCGATCGATGGCACTTGCTCGAAGCTCGAGTTGGACGCATGATTGACCGCTACGAAGCAAAAGAGCGGTATGGAGTTGTAACACAGCAAGACCGTGTGCTGTACTTAGAAGCATGGAAACCAATGACGGTCAGCATCACAGTAGATGGAAAGCCCGCTGTAATGAGAATGGGCGACGCCGAAATTGAGATGAGCGGCGAGCACGGCTGGGGACTTGTACCTCTTGTGTACATCCCCCATGAGCAAGTCGGCCAGTTCTATGGAGTACCCATTGTCCATGAGCTTGCGAATCTCCTGAAAGAGTACAATGGGCGAGTAGCCGACGTTGGTGACGCAGTTCGGAACTCGATTGAACGAATTATCATTCTTACCAACGCTGACCCCGGCGAACTGAAGATCAAGAACCTGGGCAGCGGTATCAAAGTCATTGCTACCGGCAGGGAAATGGCAGGAACCGCAGGCAAGAAGATTGACCTGGTTGGCTCCGTTGACCTCCCTACCGGTACTCACGAATACATCGACTTCTTGAAGAAAGAAGTATGGCACGCACTGTTTACGCCAGCCGTGGCTTATGGCGAAGACGAAGGTTCGCAGAGATCTGCGCTCACCCTAGCCTTCCGCATGTGGCCTCTGACTGCCCATATTCGATCTGAGAGAAGCCTGTGGACTGAAGGATGGCGTGTCCTGATGGATTACGCCTTACGTATCCTGAAAGCGAAACAGGTGGGCGACTACGGTGATCTAGCGGAGGGCACTCCGTGGAGGGTGGGTGATAACCACTTAAATCACATGCTCACGATGGACTGGGCCCCGATGATCCCGAGAGATCGGGAGAGTGAGATAAATCAGCTTATTCTGAGGCATCAGGATGGGCAGTTATCCACAGAGGGCTCTATGGAGAAGGCGGGCGATATTCAAGACATTGCAGAGGAGCTAGAGCGAGTCAAGAATGAGAAAGAAGAATCGCTAAAGCTCGAGGCCAAGTATGCAGTAAACACGACGCCTGGCGCTGCGAGTACGAAGAAGAAGAAGCCCCCTACCGATAATCAGCAACCCAAAGCGGTTGCTGAGACAGACTAACAGGAGGTTAGTTCGATGACAGATAAGCTCGAAGGAGACGCCACTGATAAAGCAAAAGCGGACGCCGAGGCCTTGAAGAAGACAGAGGCCGACTCCGCTGCCGCCAAAGCAGCCGCCGACTCTACCAAGACTGACAAGACTGATAAGTCCGATGCGGGCAAGTCATCTGATCAGGACTGGGAAAAGCGTTTTAAGGGACTGCAACCGATTCACCAGACCCTCGTGGAAAGCAACCAGAGCCTTATCGTCCAGGTAGCACTGGATAAAAAGGAATGGGACACGAAGGAAGCCGAGTTTGATGTAAAGATCACGGGACTGGAAGGCGACCTGAAGAAGGCCACCGAAACCAGCGAAGGTACCACCAAGTCAAACACGGAGCTGGAGAAGACCGTTGAATCCCTCAATGCGCAGGCAGAGCGCAACAAGATGATAATGAGTGACTATCCCGATCTTGCCGTGCTGGAAGCCCAAGGGCTTATCCGGCAGGACATCGAAGGGGATGAGCTCACCACCGCTTTAGATTCTATGCGCACTCTAATGGTGGCTAAAGGAGAGGCTGCTGTCAAAGACCTTTCCATTGGATCAAGCGACGCCAACCTGACCACGGGCAACCGTAGCCAGGCCAAGGATGTGAATTCCATCGGTGAACTGCTGATGGTAGCGCAGAAGAACAAGGATGTCGATGAAATTACTCGACTCACCGATCTTCTGGTAAAAACAGCCGACGTCGAAGTGTTCCAGCAAAAGACCACGTAGGGAAGCGCCAACCATAAAGGAGTTCTATTATGGCTGAGACCGGCTTCGATACTTATTATGGCGACAATCCTGTCGCCGCGTTAGACCAGAACCAGCGAGACTGGTACCACCCTATCCTGGACAAAATGTTCCGGGAACAGTCCGTCTATACGGGATTGGTTCGCCATTTCCGTAACCTGGGTGCTGTCAATGCTAAAAACATGACAATCACTCAGATGCTAGACGTGCATCCTGACTTCGATCCCCTGGGATTGCGTGACATCTGGATGCCCGCCTCGCACGTCGATTCACGCAACGTGCAAATTACCTTCTCCCGCTACGGTGGGAAAGTGGCGTTCCATGAATACGATGACATCATCACCTATTGGAAGGCCAACCAGGCCTCCGGCTGGGCCTCAATCCTTCGAGGGCAGCTCGGACAGCACATGGTTGATGTGCATGATTTCCTAGTGCGCAACGCCTATTTCCAACTGCCATTCAGTTACATCGTTGGCGGCGGGTCGGACTTCTCCGACATTGCTACCACGGACCTCATGGACCTGACTATCTCTGACGAGATCTGGTTGGGCATGGCGTACCGGAATGTTCCGATGGCAATCGATCCCAATCTGCCCATGGGCGGGGGTGGATCCCTATTCTGCATCACGACACCAGGTGTGATTTTCGATCTTCAGCAGGGCCTAAGCGCCGACAAGGGCTTCATTCCTGTGCTCAAATACGTTGATCCTAAGCGTATTATGAACTACGAAGTCGGGCAGTATAAGGGCGTCCGCTACATCCAAACGCCCCGCGCGATGCTCTGGAATTGCGGCACAGTCGTGTCCCAGTTCCCGATCTCCGCAGCCATCACCGCAGGTGACGGCGCCGCAGATCCCGAGACCACAAAGGTCGATGATACATACTACGTCGGCCAGAAGGGCGTCACCCACTTCCTCCAGCTTGCTACATCAGATCTGAGTGGAATTTCCGTGGGCGACATCCTCACAATCCATATCGACCGAACTTCAACCTTCGGTATCACCAATGGCGTAGACTATCGAGACGGCAAGCTCCACGTCCGTCGTGTCGTGGCCGTTGATGACACCAATGATCGCTTGACATTCGACCGTCCGATCATGGTGGACATGGATACGGACCTTGGTGGAGGTGTCTACGGATACATCACCAAAGGCCGTCATATTCACACATCATCCTACATCGGTGGCCCCGATGCAGTGATCGGTGGAGTTGGGCGACCGCCAGTTGTGAAGGCTCCGCCCCCAGTGGATGACTTCCAGCAAATCCAGAGGTTCTCATGGAACGCATATGAGGGCTACAATAACTACCGACCAGAAGTGGCCGAGATAGTTTTCAGCGCTGGTTCAATTCGAGTAGTCGGCGATAAGATCGTTCAGTAAAGGTGATTTATGGCTGCTTGGTCAGAGATTAGCACCCAACTAGAGAGCCTGATTGGAGCGTCACGCTTCACGCAGATTGAGCCAGTCGATTTACTCGCCTGGTTCAATCAGGCCCAGCGGAACTTCGCTATAAGGCACACGGCTGTTCAAAAGACGTTGCTTTATGATGGCGATGGTTCCACTTCCGAGTACGATTTACCGGCAGATTTCCTCAAGGCTTACGCAGTCTTTTGGGAAGACAAGAACATGTTTCTTGAGCCTGCCGACTTCGTGCCCGGGATACAATGGGACTGGGATGCTGTTGGCGCAACAAATAGGCCCTATGGGTTCATTCTCTGGCCGAGCGATAAACTCACCGTGTTTCATGCGCCCGAAACGGGCACAGGCAATCTGAGACTATACTACTGGGGGCTGTACGCTGATGTGGCAGATTTGACCGACACATTAGAGCCCCCGGTGTGGTCGCATGAAGCGCTGATGTTCTACACCATCGCCCTTTCGCTGATACCAGATTTACAAGACACCGCTGCAATTCGTCAGTGGAACACCCGTGTAGAAAGCGGGAGACCAGTAGATAATCCGCTGCTTCAGTCCTACGATAAGCTTATTCACAGTTACCACGAGGCTTTATCGACATGGCCTAAGCAGGTAAGGGATCAGTACTACTACTCTGGAGGAAGGGATTAATGTCAGGGACCGGTGATCAGATAAGCGACGTCCTAGTGGATGCCATAGTCGTAGCTCTCACTGTAGCGCTACAGACAGAAACAGACAAAGCTGATCCGGCCTACGTACCCCACATTCAGGGAGGAAAACTCCAGGCAGACCCGGTGAGAGCCGGTGAAACTTGGGGGCATTCCATAGAAGTACACATAGGTGATCCGGACTCACTTGAGGATACTTGGATCGATGAGCTAGCCGGCCCAGACGATCATTACATCAAGTACCCGCAAGCCGGAGGCCTACCGATCGCAGAAATTAGCGGGGGAAGTGGCTTTGCAGGCCTTTTCTGGTGGAGACGGGGAGTTGTAGATATAAACTCCTTTTTCCTCAGTAAAGGTTACGAAAGAGACACTGCCCGCCAAGTTCATGGCTTGCTGAGGAGACGTGTTGAACAGGTCCTCGGGGACGCAAGCGGCGGAACATTTCTGGGACTGACGGATAGTTCTGGCAGGGAACAGGTAATCTTTTTCATGCCAGTTAAAAGCAAGGTGATGGAAAGCGGAGGGCCGCCCTCCCAGTTCATATGGCGGGGCAAAGTATGGTGGCAGGCACTCGTAGGAAGAACCTAGCAAGGAGAAAATGCGATGTCCAGATCAGCACAAGCAGGATATATCGCTTTCGGGCCACAGGTCGATAAGGGCACCCTCATGGGTACCCCAGTGTTCTATAAGTATCGGGCGACCGATATTGACTTTGGCGCAGTAGAGCCTGGCGGCCTGCTGCCTCCCGAAATCGCGAGCGTACTAGTCCCGACAGGGGCGTACAAATTAGGGGTCTTCGCAGGTGGTGGTATGACCATCATCCCGCGTCTCGTGGACGACATTGGCTGGCTGCTTCACGGCTTGCTGGGCAATTGGTCGGCTGCGGGTCCCGTGGGAGATGTTTATACTCACACTTTCAAGTTCCCGACAGACCAAACGGCGCGCAAGTGGTGGAATATCCACAAGTTCGTCCCCGCCAGCACCAACTATGCAGAAGATGTCCAGGATTGCCTCCTGGCACGTATGCAGCTCACCATGCCCCAGGCTGGACCGTGCAGCATGCGCTTCGACGCAGTTGGCCGAGCACCCACGTTTGAAGAAGATCCGACGTGGACAGAGGAAACCATTGATGACGGAGACACGTTCCCCGTCGTCGGCACCACGGGTTCCTATATCAAGTTACCCGACTTCGAAACCGCAGATCAGCCGGCGACTGGCTGTGTCATTGAGTATGTGAACCTGATAACGCCTCCCCAGCAGGAGTTCATTATCGGCTCGCAGTATCCTGATGACTTCGCCATTCTCCAACGTGCGATGACGGTTCGATGGGTCTACAAATGGGAAGACCCGGATCTGTGCCGCAAGATTATGACGGGCGCAGTGACGGGCGAGACCGGCTGGACCCCGGAGGTCTTCACCTCCAACTTCGAGGCACGTGTCGAGGGGGCGAATCCAACCGCTATCGGCACGACGCTCGTTGAGCAACCATTCCGCCTGACGGTGAAAGCCGCTAAGGTGTCGTGGGAGCCCAACGGACCGATACGCCTGATGGGTAACAACATCCTGGCACAGGAATTCATCGGCACCGTTCTTGATCCCGCCTCCGGCGAGTATTGTGAGATCGAGCTTGAGAATGAGATCGATGTCTACACCTGGCCCGTAGCCTAGCATTTAGACCTTCGTGTGGGAAGGTGGTTCTTTGAACCGACCACCTTCCCCCGGGGGAAACAGGAGTCTGTCATGGCAGGAAAAGTAAAGGCAGTTTTCGAAGCCGCAACCGAATCCGTCGTCCTTAACGTACAGGGCGCCAGTTTTGCCGCATTCGAACTGGAAGGCACTTTCGTAGGCACGGTGCAATTCGAGGCTATGGGCTCTGTGGAGGGAACGCCGGGCTCAGTCGAAGGTATGCCTATTAGTGACCTAGATGGAACCGGCGTCACTGAGGCTACTGCCCCAGGCGCCTGGCGCTTTGATGTTCGTGGAATGTCCCGATTGCAGGCACGCTGTTCCGCCTTCACGTCGGGTATAATCAACGTATTCGGCTATGCCGAATAAAACTTAGGAGGCAGATATGCCAGCAGTAATCAGTCGTGGACTCCCAGAGGAGTTCTCACTCGACCTACCAGAAGAGTTTGACCCAGAAGGCGACACCGCAGTTACGGTGAAGCCGGCCACAGTAGCCGAGAATTCGATCCGTGATGAGCTTTGGGCAAAGCAGAAACGCACGTACAACGCAGAAACGCCCAGCGCCATGACAGTTGAGAGTGAAAGCACTTACTCCCAGCGCCAGGCCACAGAGGTCTTCTTGACCTTAGTGGACTGCAACATCGAATATCAGGCTCAGGATAAGAGCGGTGAGCCAAAGGGCGACCCTAAGCCACTGTTCAAGTTCGGGAAGAAAGGATCGGTGCAGTACTTGAGCATGATCCGTGATGACTTCCTGGATGCATGGGGCAGACTGCCGCAGGTTGTCGCTGACGAGATCCACCGATGTGTGCTGTTGAAGAACCCGCAATGGGATCTTTTTCGCGTCGAGCCTGAACCCCCTGTACCGTGAGGGGCAAACAGGTGATCACTATGTACGGGAGCTCCTTGACGACGTAAGAGAACGGGTAATGGTTTATTACTCAGGTCTCAGTTTTGCTCAAGCAAGCCCCCAGATGGCGGCGACGCTAGAGAACCCGAGCAAGCCCGAGGAACTGATGCTTCTTGACGACCTAACAGGGCTCAGGATGTCATTTCTCGATGGTGCTTATGTTGATCAGCCGTGGCTGATTTCGCAGATGCTTATGGCCGCTGCGCAGGCCCGAGAATTGAGCTATTCGTCACAGGCAGCAGTTACCGCGGACAAGTGAGGGTAACTTAATGCCATCATACGGTTGGGGGTTCGTGCCATCACCAGAAGAGGCATGGGCCCAGCTACAATCTCGGCTCGAATCAGCTTTCCCCGGCCAGACCTCCTTCGGCTCCTATATAGGAGGAGGTCGCAGGCAAGTTTCAGTCGGAACTGATCCCGATCGCCGTGCACAAACATTAACTCTAGGATATGATCCCCAGACAGGGATGTTTGAGTCGTCTGGGCGTTTTCTGTATCCTACGCCTGGCTACGAGGGCATGGGCGGCGTCGGTGGCGCCGTGTCTATGCTTGGCCGCCTGGCGGCAGGCTACGATCCAGCAGAATACGAAGAAGAATTAGTTCAAAATGATCCATACTCCCCGTTCATTTATCAGCGCAAGTCCATGTTTGATACCGAATACGGACAGCGTGGATTTACCGGTGGACAGATCTATGCTCCGTGGACAGCTCAGCAAGCCAACATGCGCTTCATGGGCACCATGGGAGAGACCCCCTACACAGACGTACAGCTTGGGCTTGACCGAGCCACTCCTGGCACACACTTCCTACCGTCCGGCCTGAACCGCCGTGCGTGGGGAGAAGGCTTTGGAGCACTCGGTTCGTCTATGCATGCCATCTATGGCACCCTCCCTGGCTTCGACATTACAGGGTCACAGGTAACGCTCCCGTACAAAGACGTGAAAATGAGAGAGCGTCAGGACCTGATCGCTCCCGGACGTATGCCGTGGCTCTATGGCGGCAAGCAGACGAATCCACTAATGACTGGGCGCTACAGAGGTATTGAGCAACGCCAGTCGCTGAGTATGATGACCGAGTTTATCCCTGGCGGTGTTTTCCCTGGGGCAGGCCAATCATACTTTAAATCAGGTGCATTCCGTGGAGTTGAGCAATCCTTTGGAGCTACGCACAAGATGGAGCTGCCATT